CAGCATGTAGGAATCGTCCACCGAAAATGAGAACGGCACCAGGCGCACGCCATTGCCCGCAGATTCTGTGCTTGTATTGGGCAGCTGCAAGATATGCTTTAAGCCTGGGCGACGACGCAATCCACCCTGTGGCTGGATCAGGACATTAGTAGCCTTGGCCAGCGCATTGCCGTACTGCTGCAGGTCAACCCGCGCACGCAGTAATGGGTCGAGCTCACCCGTTGAGAAGTTCGTTGTGAAGTCAACGAAGCGAGTCATCAGTTCCTCACCGAAACTAAAGTGTAATCCTCAATGACGCGTACCGGTTGGTTCTTGCTGTCAATGACAGAAGCCTGCCGGAAGAACCCGCCTCGCCCGTTTTCGCTAGGGTCGCCAACAGCAATCTGCCGCCAGCGAGCTGCCTTGTCGCCCTGCTCAGTAATCGGTTCAGCAACATGCCAGGCAATCATGTACTTGAGCAACTGCACAAAGTATTGCGGCATTGCAAATTCTGGGGTCTGGTACTGGTAGTCGATGTAAACCGACTCCAGATTCGTCAGCAGCTTGTCGCCCTGGATCTCCCAATCGACACTGATAAAGCCGCCAATCGCAGCGGAATCGCGCACAGAATGCGGATTCCCCAAGCGGTCACCCGGCAAAAGGTATTCATATTTCCAGAAACTAGTGGGCGTAGTAATCAGCCGCGCCAGCTGGATCTTCTTCATGGAGAACGACCAGGGATTCATCATCAAGGTTGAATCCCGAATGTCTGGGTATAGACGGTCGCAGACCGAGCTTTCGTCGGTGCCGTCGTTAAAAGATGAGATTGCCTTCGCGCCCAGCAAAATCAGCGCGTCAGAGCAAATCGAAACACCAGTATCACCAGCTGCCATTGCAACCTCTCAATGTGAGAAAGGCCATCCTCCGAGAATCCCCAGAAGATGGCCCAGTTGACTCAACACCGATTAGTCGGTGTCAGTTGCGCTCACGGTAGTTCCGTCAGCAATGTCAACCACACCAGCCGAGGATACAGCATTGACATAAGTCAACACCAAACTTGGCGTAGTAGCGTCATAGACAAAAATAATGTCACCCACATTTAACAGCGATGCAATGCTGTCAAAGTAGCTCACAGTGTTAACCGTGGCTTGAGTATCTGTTGTCTTATACAGATACATGTTAGGCGCGTTTCCAGATTTGGAAGCGCAAACGGTCACAAGACCAGTGCTAGAAAAAGCCATTTTGTGACCTCCTATTAAGCTGCAGCCGCAGTATCGCGGGCAGTGATTTTGACGATACCCTCGGAGTCGATAGCAACTGCACCAGCCGAGAACAGAGCGTTGACCAGCCAGCTGGTCTTCTCGGCGATATAGTTGATTTCGGTCTTTGGAGCGATTCCTTCTGCGTAGCCAATAGCATCGCGGTGGAAAGCAAACAGCGTGCGATCCGACGAACCATCAATCGGCAGGCCACCTTCCGAGCGGTCACCCAAGACATGGAATGTGAAACCCATGTACTGGTTGATTTCACCCTGAACCAACGCCTTCACGGTGTTGAAGTCTGAGCTGGTGACCGAAGTCTGCTCAAGCATCGCTGCCAGTGAGTTAGCGTGGATGATGATGTTACGGCCTTCGCTTGGCACGTTCTTAGCATTCAGGATCTTCGCAGCTTCGCGCAGCTTGGAAATGTTCATGTTGGTGTTTGAGCCACCAATTGAATTTGCCACAGTGCCGGTGCCGGAAGCAGCGTTCAGCGCGTCGAGGATCAACTGATCCTGGCGGCGGCCAATCGCAGCGCCAACCACTTGAGCGAGCTCAGAGCGCTCGTCAAAGTTGACCTTCTGCTGAGAAAACACATCCGAATATTCTGCTGCATTGAAATCGCTCAATGTGCAGGTAACGGTTGAAAAGCCGACGTTCATCGGGGTTACATCAGTCTGCGTTACACGGGCAGTAGCCACGCCGCGACCGACTTTAGGGAATTTTACAGTGGAGCCTTCTACACCACGACGCTGACGCACAGCACCAACCAGCATTGCTTTGCCCTGGTAGGCTTGCTTGACTTCAGCATCGAATAGCGTAACAAAGGCGTTCGAGAGAGAAACGGCCATTTGAATACCTCATTCGGTTAATTAGTCAGGGTTTTGCGCATCGGTGAGCCGCTAGTGCGGGCCTTGCTTGCTGATTACGTCAGCCGGTCGATGGCATCTCGCCACAAGTAAGGGTCGGTAAACCGGTAGGCCTTACCACAATTGTAGGTACTTTTTGGAAAAAAGCAATAAAAAAACCCCGGCATGTTGGCCGGGGGGAAAGTTGCAGCTGCGGGTTAATCTTTAACGTAGGTGCGAAACATGCGCTCAACCTTCTGTCGGTAGGCTGGGTCGGTTTTGTATTTAGGGTCATTCACCATTGCATAAAGTTCATCTTTGCTAGGTGCGCCCTCAATCGGTGCCGACTCAATTGGGATGCGTCCTTCGTAGGCTTCGCGGATTTTCATCAGAGCATTCAGGCCGCGAGCTGTGCCGCCCATGATCTTGAATTCCTCAAAGTCATCCTTGCCCCAAACGCCTTTAGCAACCAAGCCGCGAGCCCAATCGACCATGCCGTTGACCACAGCGCCGCCGTTAGGACCTAGCTTCTTCATTTCCTCGGCAGGGTCAACCATCTCACCGGCCATCATCTCCTGCGCCTGGGAGCGCAAAGAGGTTGCCAGATCATCAAACTGTGCCTGGGATAATCCGTTTTCTTTAGCCCAGCCAGCAAGCGTTGATGCTATCGGGTTATCAGCAGAGTCCTCGCCGCCAAATGAACTAAGGTCATATTTGCCATCAGCTGGTGCGTTGTGAGCACCCTTAGAAATTTTGGCTCTTAGGTCGCGCCATGATTTGGCAATGCCTTCCAGATCGGGCTCGTTGCTGTCTTTGTTCCAGAAGTTTTCTGGCCAGTAATCTGGCCGCTCCAGCGGATCCTCTGCTGGTGCTTTGTTGGGGTCAGGTGGTCGGTGATCAATATCGACTGCCTGGGTAGCTTGCGCCGGGGTGTTGGGGTCATCGACTGTAACGCTGTCGAGTAGGCCGGAGCTTCCGGGCTCGACAGTTGTTGTGTCTGTCATAAGTTCCTCGCTTGATGAATCCGTGCAATGAGTTCTCGCACGACAGTCCTTTGCCCTTCAGCAAAGAAAGCGTGCGATGGGTCGGTACCTGGCACGGCAACAGGCACATCCACATACATCTGACGCAGCCAGGCCAGCAGCTTCTGGCCGTCCTCAGTAGCAAACACCCGCAGGCAGAGCCTAGCTAGGTCTTCCCGCTGCTGCTCTACTGGCCGAACATCAGCCGTTATTGCTTCAAGTTCATCCCAGCTCATTTGGTTGGCATCGGAGAAACTTCATCCGGATTAGCAAATGGAGATTTGTTTTCTTTCATTCTCATAACGGCATGATCTACAGCCTTATCCATAATTGATTTTGGCATCCTCTCCATAAACATTTTGGATTGAGGGTCTGCCCTCATCAGATAGTTGAGCTCAGATTTATTGAGAGTTGGCACCACCAATGGGATCAAAGTTTCTTTACCATTAAGTCCGACACCAATGCTGATCTCAGTCATGACGTTGCCGTCTGGCCGCTTGATCTCACCAAAGTAACCAGCGCCCTTGGCCGTCTTGTCTGGCCGCATTCCATAATCCATCACGCGCCCTCCATCGGCATTGCCCCAGCTTGTGCCTGCATGGCCATTGCCTGCGCCATTGCAGCCTCCTGCTGCTGCTGTTGCATGGTTTCCATCAGTACCGCACGCTCGGCTGCTGTATTGCGCACAGAAGCCGGCACGCCCAGCTTGTCGCCAATGTAATCAACCACGGCATCAGTCTTAATCGCCAGTGCGCCATCGGTGCCAAAGCCCTGCATCAGCTGGGTGTACTGGATAATCGCGTTGACCTCCTCCATGTTCTGAGCCATAGCCAGCGGAGCCACCGGCACCACCTTGGCCTCCAGACCGTTGACGCGCAGCGGCATGTCGATCAAGCCGCGCTCATCCATTACCTCAAGGATCTTGGCCACCAGCGGGATCATTGTCTCGTTGATCAGGCGACCAAAGGCAGATCCAAGATTTTGCGCGAGCTCCTTCATGCGCTCGACAATCTCAGTAGCCGACCGTGCCGACATGTTGTCTGGCGGCAGCGACTCATCC